CAGGCGTTAGTACCGCTGGCTCTCCCACCATGAGTCCAGCAACTTCCGTCGCCTCCCTGCAGCCAGTCGCTGACAGGAAGGAGGAGCTGCCCGACTTCGTGGCCATCAGGAGACGCATCCTGACCGCAGTACAGGTCAACACCATCGGCATGTCCAAGTTTGGTGCTGCGTCCATTAGAGGTAAGGCTGTCGTCACCCAGGCAGTCGCTGCACTGAAGCTCACTCCAGAGCAGGAAGAAACTCTGGATGTGTTGAGCATCATGGAGGAAATGCAGAACCTCACAACCACCCTGTCGGAAGCAGATCGGGCTCTCATTGAGCCAATGTCAGAAAATGATTACGAGGAGCTCAGGAATCACGACCGCGCCGTCCGCAAGAACACGCGATGGGTCCGAGTGGAAGATGACTACTCGGGTGATTTCGAGGATAGAGTCAGGCACAACCGCCGCCTGGTCAAAGGGGTCGCATCACCTAGCTGCCCCACATGCCTCAGCAGCACGGCGGGGGAAGAGGCAGATGTGGAGTTCCATCCCAACTGCCCAGTCCCATACCATGACCGCGCATTGCTGGCCCAGGCCAGTAACTACGCATATGCCATCAGGGCTGAGTGTACACCTCGGTTTGGAGATGCCTTGGCTGCCAGGAACTTGGACTATGCTATAGTCTTTGTTGTTGGCCTCCTGTGTCTCTTAGCCTCGCCCTTCCTTGCCTTGGGCACCTTTTTCTTAGGTATGTTCAAGGCCATGGCCCACCGCCGCGCATCCTATGCACGCTATCAGCGCTTCTATCCGGCCTATGGCGTCACCATCCGCAAGGAGTACGCTGACTTATAGGGCTGGCGCTTGGAAGGCGTTTGCTCTAGCCTTCCTGCCGGCTCGCTCGCTCCAGGCCACAGTCTGGAGAGGGTCCTGTATGAGCACAAGCATACGGCTTATACGCAGTGCTTGTTCAGGCCCTCACTTCTCGAGCAATCACCTATTTTGACACATCACCAATGCCCCCACAACATGCTGATTGGCCTCACCGGTCGGCATTTATTAGATAACAACCCAGCGCCCGAGTGGCTTGAGCATACGTCAAAAGGGACGAAGCTCAGACGCCCTGGTGAGTTGGTCCCAGAAACTCGTCTCACACAGCGCCAATGTTTAGAAGCGGCATACGCTGTGGGTGATGACTGGATCGCCAGCCGCCAGGTGTCTTTAAGTCAGCTCAAGCAGTATATCAGTAAGTTCTCAGGCAATAAGCGAAACCGGCTCGTCAGGTCAATCAACGAGACCGCTGTCAATGCGTGCCTTGATTTCACAGTGAAAGGGTTTGTCAAGTGTGACAAATACGATCCTGACACAGTTGAAGCCAAGGCACCGCGTATGATACAATACCGCGCCCCTGGAACCAATGCTGAGCTCGCGAAGTTCATGGAACCGATCGAACACGAGCTACTCCTTGGCCCAGGCCTCGGACCCACAATGCTGCCTGAGTGCTCGAAGGGCATGACGCTACCCAGACGCGCAGAAGTCTGGGCGGAGAAGAGATCAGCTATCCCCGACCCCATATGCCTGATGGGGGATTTTAGCAAGTTTGACGCCCACGTGCATACCCATGCTCTAGAAATGGAGCACCATGTGTGGCGCAAGATGTCTGGCCTACCACTCAAGATGCTGGACCAACAACTTGTGAATAGAGGAAAAGCTGGACCTTGGAAGTACACCGCTGTGGGAACGCGGATGTCCGGTGACAGAAACACGGGAGGAGGGAATTCCATTATTAACACCCTCATCACACGGGCAGTTGCCAGAATTGCAGACGTGACCATTGAATTTTTATGCGATGGTGACGACTCCATGGTCTGGATCTCCCGGAGTGACGTAGACCGCTTTATTCGAGTATCCAACTCAGTGGTCCCCCGTGTATTTGGCATGAAGTGGGAGTGTTCTACCACCACTATACTCTCTGACGAGGAATACTGCCATGCCGCTCTTGCGTACCGCATTGATGGTACACCCCACTGTATTGTAGATCCACAACGACATCTGCAACGCATGTGCTGGACAGTCAACCGATCCGGCCGTGCTCAGTGTGGGGCCATCTTTGTTGGGAACTTGGTTTCGACCTATCTCATGTACCCGAATGCACCCGTGCTCTCTATCTGTTGTTATAACATTCTTGAGAGCATTGGGGCAATCGGCCGTCATGCTGGTCAGCCTTATGTTTCCAAAGCGTTTGAGGTCGGCGAAGACAACCAATGGCGTAAAGAGTTTACTCTTCTGCATTTGCAGCCTCATCAACGACTCATCGGAAAACGAGTCACCACTTTCTTGCCGCTGTCTTACCAAGAAATTTCCGAGGATGCGAGAGCCCAAATTGCTCATTCATTCGCTCTCTCTCCCGAGGAACAGGTCCACTTAGAACGGACCTTCCATGTGGGGTTTATGAACCCGATTTTGAGACTAAAAACAGTTAAGACCAAAGAACTGGACCCTGTCGAGCTGCTGATCCAATGTGATACAGCAACTATGGTTTTTAGCTAGACAGCTAAGGCACCCGATGATCCTACC